GATGCTGTTCAAAAAGTTCAACAGGCGATACGAACGGCATTTACACAAATAATGCTTTAAAAAATGGCACGTCCTAAAAGCGAGGACGTGCCATTTTTTCGGTTTCAGAAATTTGCTGAATCTGCTCTAATTGCTTTTCTTGACTGATTATTGCGGATAATAGAAAAAAGCAAGACAGAAATAAGTAAAAAGAATTCCTTGAATCAAGCAAATCACAACGAACAATGGCGTTGCTCCTGGAAAAGAATCAGAAATCCGTGTAATTAAAAATTCAACTAACCATAAAATCATTGAAAATAAAAATAATTTTTTCTGACGAGTTCTCATAGTCCGCAACAACCTTTCTGGTGATTTTCACTTCTCTATCATAACATAGAAAACGAGCTGTTTTTTCTCAAAAATTTTGTTACTTCATAAGAAAAATGGGAAATAAGCAAGTTTCAGGAAGTACTAGCTTTACCGAAAAGAATACTTAATCCATCTTAATCAAACCATACAGTCACGTTTATTGCAAAAGAAGTGTTTTTGGATGGAACAAATTATTTCATAAACACAAATATTTCTTTGTTGTTTGTATAAATGTCATAAAAGTGATTACTTACTACTTTTTGATTTTTAGACATATCCGTATCGGTCAGTGGTGCCATCTCTAATCCTAAATTCGATGAAGTATTGAACCAAACGTAATTAGGGAAGTATAGACCGTCATTTGGTGGCACAATTTTTGAAAGAATTGGGTAGTTTCGACTTGTATTAGCATAAACAGTTGAATTTTTGAAAAACGTATTTAAATAAACTTTTTTTCGTTCGTTTGTTACAACATTTTTTAAATCATCTGTTAAAACAGCTGCTTGGCGATTGAATGCTTCTTTTTGATAGTTTAATGTGGAAGAATACACCAAAACAAACGATAAAATATAATAAGATAACAAGCTGGCCACAAGTAACGAAGTTAGATAAATTGCTTTCACTTGTCGATTGTTAAATAAACTTAACATGCTGATTGTAACGAAAACAGCAAATCCGTAAATATAGCGAGGCGCATCACCTGCGATATTTCTTGAATAGACAATAAAAATGCCAAAACTTAAGAGAGAAGCAAGTCCTAAATACAAGATACAATAAAGGAAACTTAAGCCTAAGTTGATTTTGCTATTTGATAGATGACTAATAAAAAATAAAACAAGCAGTAGGAGCAGTAATAAAAGCCATAAACGATTACTCTGGTTCAATAGCTCTGAAAAATAATGGTAACTATTTTGATAAGCCACACTGGGAATATCGTGCAAACTTGGTAAGGCCTGACTGCCCCCAATGTTGTTTGTTGCGGAAGGTACAAATTTTAACTCGATAAGGTAGCTGACTATAGAAAGTAGATAAGCGATAGCAGCAAGTGCGACTTTTTTGCAAAGAGCAATGAAATTTTCTCCAGCAAGTAACTGCTTGAAAGTAAGGAATAAGACGATAACTATATAAATTCCTGACGAGGCTTGGTAAGTATTAAACATAACAAACAGTGAAAAAACAGAAACCAAGAAAAACGTAAAAGAATTACGCTGCCACCAATAAAAAGGAAGAAACGAACAAAAAATACTCAATGCCATATAGGGACTATCAAACCTGAAACTAAGACATTGGAGGAACCAAGGATTGAGGCCAATTAAAGTAGCTACTAAAGAGGAACCCCAGCTAATTTTTTGGTCATTGATGATATAAATTGCCAGTATGCTTGTGAGAGATAAGATAAGACCTGTTAGAATCGGTGTGGTCAAGCCCAGATCTGTCAAATGACGACTTCCTTGAACAAACCATGAGAGAAATTCACTGCCCCAACGTGCGTAAGTCGTACCAAAATCTGTCATTCCAGCGACTTGGCGAGCATTATCATCTAAGTAAGGGAAATTGATAATGCCGATGGATAAAACTGCCACTTGATAAATTAAAATGATCAATAGAAGATAGGCTTTATTTTCAATACACCAATTCTTTAAATCAAATTTTTTTGATTCTGTAGGTAATTGTTTCATCATTGTACTCCACTCCAATAATTATTTAACAATTAAAATATACCATAACGAGTGGAATGAAGAAATTGCTTTTGTTATTTTCTCATCTTGACAGAACACTAAGGGTAGGCAAAACAAAAAAATCCCAACTCTTTATTAAAGAGTTGGGATTTTACCAAAAAGCCACCTGCCAGCTTCATAGATAATTATTCAAGAATATTGCTGTTTAATTAAAAACAATTCTATATGTTTTAATATATACATCAAGATAACAATTTAGATATACTTTGGGTAATTTTTGGGTATTTACAAAATATCTTTGTATTTGTTTTCATATTTTTCTTTGTTCTTTTTTCTATTTGCTTCAGTAGCTGATGCGTATTCATATGACTGTATTATCTCTTTATGTCCTAGCTGTGTTTTGATATATATTGGATCAGCTTCAGCTAGGATTAATAAGTCAGAACGGGCATGTCTAAAACTATGAGATGAAATTCTTTCAATATTTGCTAGTTCACATGTTTCTTTTATATATTTATTCACAGATGAATTTGAGATGGGCCATGAATTTTTTTTACTAACAAAAGCAAAATTTTGGGGATTACGTAAATCTCCTCTCAATATTTTTTTCTTTTGTTCCATTTCATATTTTTTTAAATAATAGAAAAGAGAAGAAGGGACATCAATATTTCGAACACCTGCTTCTGATTTTGTAGGGCCAATTCTATACTGGCCAGCATCATACTTATAGGCATTTTTTATCTTAATAACTTCGTTACTTTCATCAATGCTATCCCAAGTCAACGCAGCAACCTCTTGATAACGAGCTCCAGTATATAGTTGTACTAAAATGAAGTATTTACTTGTGGTGTTTTCACGAGATAATAAAGCTTCTTTAAATTTAGTTAAATCATCAATAGATATGGTTTTATTTGATTTCTTTTCTGGTACTTGGCCAGTTAACTTTATATTTCTTGTTGGATTTGAATGAATATATTGCATGTCCAACGCTTCTAAAAACATAGATTTTACAATGTTATGTCTGTTGCTCACCGTCTCAACTGCTAGTCCTTTTTCATTGATATTGCCAGGTTTTGCAAGCCAGTTAATCCATTGCTGATATTTGACTTTGGTGACGCCTTTTAGCAATTGTTTGTCCCCAAAGAAATCATGTAAATTCTTTCTTGTTAAAGCTATTTTTTGCATACGGCCAGCAGACACTTTATTCTTTTTAAATGTATCAACCCAAATATCATAAAAATCTAAAAGTTTAATTGCTTCAGTGTTTTCACCACGCATAATTTTTGATTTAAACTCTGTTTCAGCATCTCTACAAGCCTTCTTAGTAGATCTAGTAATCATTTTATTTTTCCATTCATTTGTAATAGAGTCTTTATATTTAAATCTTAACTGCCATTTTCCATTAGCTAATTTCTTTGGTTCTGCCATAAATACCAACCTCTCGGATTTTTTTAATTTAAATACATTTAAGAACGATTTTTTATTGAATATGTTATAAGTAAGTATCAAGTTATCGTATATCATAAATACGAATACGAATATATGTTCGTTTTTTGTGATAAAAAGAAAAACCCGAAGGTTTCTCTCTTTGTTAATAAAATAATAAGAAGATATTAATAATCAATAATTTCTACAAGTCCGCTATCTGCACTTTGTGGAGTTATGTGTATTTCCACATTAGCTTCTCTTTTTGCTCCATATGCATTTACTATAGTAGCACTTACTTTTTGATACCATTTACCATCTTTTTGCGTCCATGGTTGGATGACGCCGATAATTGAATGCATTTTGCTTCCTTTATAAGGATACATATCATTAAATTGATGCTTAGCTAAAGTATCTAAGACGGTTTGTTGTTCTAAGGTTGGCTCATCTGCTAGCTTAGTAATGTCATTAGTATTTTTATCTTCGCTCGGTAAAGTATTAGTAGCTACATCAGACTTCGCTTCAGTACTTACTTCTTTTTTTTCAGATACATCAGATTGTTTATTATCTTGGCTACTACTTTTAGAAACATCAGAGTTTACTGTTTTTTGTTTGCTAGTTTCAGTACTTGATACTGGATTTTTCATATATTCTTGAAAATCTTTTTCATTTAAAAATCTAACAACAAAATCTTTGTCGGCAGTTTCGAATGTGAGAGTATCTCCCTTTTTAAGAGATACTTTTTTCTTGTTTCCCACTCCGTATAAGTCATGGTTACTATTTTCTCCGCCTGATTTGACGGTAATAAGAACTATGCTCGATTTATCATCTAGTTGAGTTAATACAGCATAGTAATCTCCAGGATCAATATCTTTTCCAACTGAATATTCCCCTGACGCAACAAAGTCTTTTGAATTCGGTTGTTTAACTGTGCTGCTAGATTGACTGGTTGACTTTTCAGTATCTTTATTATCATTATTTCCCGAACAAGCAGTAAGTAGTGAAATACCACAAACACAAACCAATCCTAAACTAATTAATTTTTTCATCATAATTCCTCCTAAATAATTTATTCAAACCATTCATATACCCCAATTGTACCATCACACCTAAAAATTATTTGATAATTTTTATAGATCATTCCATTTTCATATAATTTTGAGTAACTTTTGATTGCGTCTTGAAGATATTCAGTAGTTACTCCTAGGAACTCTGCACATTGCCAAACATATATTAATCGCTCATGATAACAATCTATAAAATCTTGTGGAGTTATTAACAATTTACATCCACAATCTCTAGCTCGTTGTTCTTGTTGTCTTTTTTCATTACTATTTTGCTCTATAATATCCCCAACACTTGTTAAATGATGACCAATTTCCTCTGCGAGAGTACCCACCATTTCTTCGTTTGATTGATTAGGGTTTAAATATACTACATTATTAATATAGAGACCTTTCTGATTTTCTGGCATCATAGGTTCTATTCTGTAGTTTAGTTCAGGATAATTAGCCATCAAGCTTTCCAATTTATTCATCAAATACACCTACTTATAGTGATCGCGTTTCTTTATATAATCAATGAAAGATAGTATTTCCTTCATTTCTTCTTCAGAAACATCATCATCTATATGTGCGGCTACTGTTAATTGTTCAGGAGAAAGCTCGTTGTTTCTATTCATATTTTTATCTAGATTTGAGTTATTAATAACGTCTCTTCCATGTAGGTAGTCTAACGATACATCAAAGTAATCAGCAATTTTATTTTGTAATTCTGCGTCAGGAGTTCGTTTTCCCTGCTCATACGATGCGTATGTGGTTTTGGCAACGCCTAAAATATTTGCCATATCTTGTTGAGTCAAATTTGGCTTTGATTTTCTTAATAATTTCAATCTTTCTGCGAACATATTTTCCCTCCTTTAAGTTTAGTATACTACTACAAAATGCGTATACCAAGAATATTGAAAAAAGTATCAAAAAAAGAGTACTTAGGGGTTGAATAAGTACGCGAAATGTATTATTATAAAAGTACGCAAAACGTATCACTTTGAAAGGGGTGAATAAATTGAATCAATGGCTTAAAAAAAAGAGAGAATCTTTGGGATACACACAAGAAAGTTTTGCTAAAGAAATAGGAATTGCTAAAACAACGTATTCTTCATATGAACAAGGATATAGAAACCCAACGGTTCAAACAGCAAAAAAAATGGCAAAAATATTACAAGTTCCGTGGACAATTTTTTTTGATGAAGAAGTACTCGAAACGTATGATTTTTGATAGGAGGATAAAAATGACAACCAAAGAAAAAATTGAATTTATCAAACAAGTAACACCTCATTCAGATTCAGAAGTAGAGAAAATTATTAAAGGAATGAGCGATACCAGTATTAACCGCTGGTATGAAATAGAGAAATATCGCATTGATCAAGAATTAGAAGAAGCGGTGTTAACTATCTATTGTTAAAAGAATACACCTATATCAGTCGGATAGAAATAACAAATTATACGAAATGAGGTAAAAATGACGAAATCTATAAAACTAAACAAACAATTAAGAAAAGCAGCTTTTAAAAAAGGATTAAGCCAAAAACAAGTGGCCCAATTAGTATATTTTGCACATACTACAACAAATGGTCACTTTAATGGCTACCCAGTACCGCCAGAAAGTGCTATAGCCTATAACGAATTATTTAACGATAGTGAGTTGGCATTTGCATTAGGCCAAGAGTTATTGGGCCTAATAGGGCTAGCAACTGGAGTGAAAGTAAAAAAAGAGCCATTAGCGCTTTCGGTACTAAAGGAAAAAGAGGAACGAGAAAGAGAAAAAATCGAAGTGGAAAACGAAATCGATTATTTAATGGCGATTCCAGTTGAAGAATTGACCGAAAAACAAAAACAGGCAATATTACAGTATTGTAGCGAATATTCAGATGAATTGTTGTTTGAAGTTTCTCTTATTTGTAAGCAATTAGAACTAATAGGGATGTCCTTTATGGATTTAATGATATTAAGAACACCTTATTGGAAAAATAAAGAATGGATTGAATAAAGGAGGGAAGTAATTTGGAGTCAAACATTAGTATGCAAGATGTGTCTAAGAGACTTTCTAGGAATCTATATATGATGATGGGAACTCCTAGAGAGGATACCAAAAAAATTTGGAAGGTATCTGAGCTTTCAAAAGCAAGCGGAGTTACACCATGTGTTATTAGTCGGATTAAAAATGACACTGAAGGAAAAGAAAAACCGACTATTGAAACAGTTGTTAAGCTTGCTAAAGCATTAAAGGTTGATCCTGCAGAATTATTGAAATAAGAGGTGAAAATAAATGGAAAAAGAAAATATCCAAGAAAATTATCACGAATCATTAAAAGAGCGGAAAATCAAAGACACTTTACAAGAAATTAAAGAGAGATTAAATGGCGTAAAACTAACCTAAAATGAAAGGAAGTTAAAAATGAATAAGAGGAAACCACGTAGTTTATATGAAGCAAGAATTTTAGGGACTTTGTTAGTATTCTTCATACTTGGTCTAGTAATAAAGAACAGTATTCCGTTTAACTACTTACTTTTAATACTTGGACCTATTATTGCAATTTGGTTTATGAAATATGACGATGCTAAATATCAAGAAAATTTAAATAAAAATGAAAAGGAAGTGTATTAATTGAATAGAAAAATCAGAAGTCTAATAAAAGAATTAACAGAGGAATGTGACAAAGAAAAAGTTTCTCTTATTTGTACAGCTAATAACCAAGGTGAGACAGTTAGCGCAATTTGTGGCGGATTAGTAGATCTATCATTTTGTTTAGGAGTCCAAGAAAAAAAGCTAAGTGAAAAATTGCCGATACATCCAGAAATTTTGCGCAAATCAGCAGTTGAAGCATTGGAAGAAGTTAAATCCGATAATCATAAACATACTTTTGTAATCGAAAATGCAGAAGATTTACAAGATATATTAAACAGAATTGCTTCAGGTGAGTTTGATGAATAAAAAAATGCCCAATCGTTTGCAGACGATTTAGGCACTAACAAAAATATACTAGGAAAATTATAACATAAATTTGGAGGGAGTTAAATGCAAAAAAACAACAATAAGCTAACCATGTCAGCCCGATTCGGTGAATGGTACAAAGAGGCGACTGAAAATTGTGCAGAACGGGAATTATACGCAACGTCGTTAATTGCACGTATGGATTGGGTAGTTGATCCAATAAGTAGTAAAAGTTATAGATATGATT